AGTGGTGGATTAATCCAAGGCAGTGATTATAACGGTTTTGCAACCAGTGTTAACCAATTATGGGGAACTGGTAGCGGTAACTATGGTTATGGTCAAAGCGGAACTCTAAACACTTCTATTACGGGCGTGGTTGCAGCAAGTGATTGGGCAACTATGATTTCTCGCATGAGCACTATGCAACAGCATCAGTTTAATAATACAACTGGTGTTCCTGCGCAACCAAGTAGCGGTGGTATTATAACTTATTTGAGCCAAATTTCTACTGAAATTACAAGTTTGCAGAATAACCGTTTCTCATCTTATACTACTCCAAGCGGTGGAGCACAGGCAAGTACATCTAACGGCACTACATGGCATACAAGTAGTGTTAAAACTTGGACTATTGCTTTTGCTAGTGATAATAACGCACGTTATTTCTTTAATGCTGGTGGCACAATACAATTTGTATCAAATGGTAATAGTATAACTCCTACAACTTGGAATAGTTTTGTTAATACTGGTTATGCTTATACTGGTTTGTATGCAACCTCTTTTGCTCATTATGGAACAGTAGGGACATATACCCGTGGAACTTATGCAACTGGTAGTGGATTCTTTAATCTCACATCTACTCCAACATCATTTTTAACAATGACAGAAACTGGCACTGGCAATAGTAATTACAATGCCAATTCTGTTGATCTTAAATTAAGTTATAATGGCAGTGGAACAATTACAGTAACTCTAACATTAACTGACAATGATAGTAATGCTTTTGGTTATACCAATACTGGCACCACCGTTGCTTATATATTGCCCTATTATCCAGAAACCACTTATCTATCTAATAGTTGGGGAACTCCAACTATAACAAATACAGTAAACAGCCAAGCATAATTTGACAACAATTAACTAATCTGTTATAATTCTCTTATGAATACAGAAGAATTGCGTGATGCAGCCAGAGTAGCGTATGACCGTGAACTGGCAAAACAAAACATCAACACTGCCATTGAATCACGAATGACCGTGAATTATGGTGGCGGTATGTTTATTGTAACCCAAGAACTTATTGCTTTTTTACATTCATGGTTTGGACCAAATTGGAAAGATTGGGATGGTGTAATCTATATGATGGATGCCTATGATGTTCCAGTTAAGGTTATTCCGCATGAACTGTTATATATTTGTCAGCGCCGTTGGTGGGAAGTCATGAACGAGTTTGCCGCAGAATACGAAGAGTTTACAAAAATTCGTAATGCAAAACAACTCTAAAGGTTGCCTTATTGCTGCATTTGATAATGAGAACTATATCTATTTTGATATGGCAATGATAGCGGCTGACCGTGTTGCTAAACACTTGAACATCCCTGTTACTATCGTAACTGATAGAACGGATGGTAATATTGGACCGCATAAACGAATTGTTGTTGAAAAACCTGGCAATAACTGGCGAAGTGATGATACCACTTGGCGCAATCTTATCCGCACAAAACTATATGACTTGAGTCCATATGATAGAACTTTAATCATAGATGGTGATTATTTTATCTGCACCTCTAATCTCTTGCCACACTTAAACAGCAATGTTGATTTTATAATGACCAAGCAAGTTTATAATTTAACTAATCATAAGCTAGAATCATTTAAACTTGGCAATACAAGGATTGACATGTATTGGGCAACGGTTTGCATTTTTAATAAATGCAACGAAAGCCATCGTATATTTGAAATGGCTAAACATGTTCAAGAACATTATGAATATTATAGCATACTCTATGAATATCGACGTGTTCCAATCCGCAATGATTTTATATTCTCAGTAGCACTTCATCTTATGGGTGGATATGGTATGAAGGATTATAGTTTTAAGAATTATCCACTTGTCAATTGCGATTCTAAAATAGATTATGATAGATTTGAAGATGATAAACTTGTATATCGTTATATAACCGATAAAGTTTATGCAAATAGTATTAAAAATATAGATTTGCATCTTATGAATAAGGATCAATTTTAATGAGCAGCGGTTATCTTTGTATTGCACAGAATAGCGGTGATATAGATTATCTTAAAATGGCATATCTTCAAGCACTAAGTTGCAAACTTACGCAAATCTTGGATAATAATTTCAGTGTTATTGTAGATAAAGAAACCGCTGAATGTGTAACTGATGCACATCGTGCTGTATTTGATAAAGTTATCGTGCTAAAACATGACCTTGCACAAAACAGCAAGATTAAGATGCAAAATGAATGTCAAGTATTTGCGTATAGCCCATATAAAAGCACAATTAAAACAGAATGTGATATGTTATTCACAACAGATTTAAGTTGGTTATGGAATACATATGCTCCATTTACATATAGTTTTACACAAAGTGTTTATACCTATGATGGACATGCAATTGATAATCGCAAATATCGTCAGCAATTTGATGAAAATTTAATGCCAAACATTTATAGTGCATGGACTTACTTTACATATGATACCGCATGTAAAGAAATATATGATATCATGCGTTTTATCATAGATGATTGGGATTATTATCGTGACAATTATCTCGTCAATTGCCGTTATGATGAACCACGCACCGATGAAGTATATGCCCTTGCATTAAAGATATTAGATAAAAAACCACGTGATACTGGATTTGGATTCGTGCATATGAAATCTGAATTGCAACATTGTCCAAGCAAACAACCTTGGCAAGAACAATTGCATTGGGATATTCAACCTGATTTTATCCCAACGATTGGACATTACAAACAAACAAGACCGCTGCATTATGTAGAGAAAACCTTCGCAACAGATGAATTATTGGATAGATACTCACATGAATACCGAAGAAGAAAAAATCAAGGATTGGTGGGCTGAGTTTGAACGAGAACTTGCCAAACAAGTTAAGCCAAACGATCCTAATCCACCTCCAAAACCAATTATGCTCCAACCTAAAATACCAACACAAAATATATTGGTAAAAGGCGGCACAGATTATTATACGCTGCATGATGATTATCAGTTCCCTGTAAAAACTGGTTATCCAAATGTGCAAGGATGGAAATATGCCTGAGTTAATTGATATTAGTGAACTGGATTGTATCTTTTTAAGTTACAAAGAACCAAATGCAGATGCTAACTTTGCATATTTGCGTTCGTTTGCACCTTGGGCAAAGCGTGTTGATGGTATAGAGGGCAGTGATGCTGCACACAAAGCAGCGGCTGCTGCTAGTGAAACAGAACGTTTTATTCTTATAGATGCTGATAACCAACCCGATCCAGAGTTTTTTAATCAACAGCTTCGCATTAATCATCTTAATGATAGTTGTGTATTTCGTTGGAGAGCACGTAATATCATTAATGGTCTTTGCTATGGCAATGGCGGAATTAGTAGTTGGACTAAAACTTTTGCTAACAATATGCGAACTCATGAAGCAACTGATGGCAGCGATCATACTGCTGTTGAATTTTGCTTTGACAATAATTATTGGGCAATGCATGATGTATGGAGCACTACGCTGCCTAATTCATCGCCGCAACAAGCATGGCAAGCTGGATTTCGTGAAGGTGTTAAATTATGCCTTGATCGTGGTCGCCGCCCATCACCAGAAGAATTTGAATCTGCTACTTGGCACGGCAATCGTGCAAACCTTGTTATTTGGGCAACAGTTGGTGCGGATGTTGAGTTTGGCAAATGGGCAATAATGGGTGCTAGACAAGGTGCGCATATGACTATGTTTGTTGATGATTGGGATTATCGTGAAGTTCGTGATTTTAAAAAACTTGATAATTTGTGGCAATATACAACGGATGATGGATTACAAAGAAGCGAAAATTATGCAAATATATTGCGTAAACGTCTAAATCTTGATATAATTAGCATGTCGCCTGAACAAAGTTCTTGGTATAAAAAGCATCAAAGAGCATACCAAAACATTGATATCATGCTACCAGAAAGAGATGTAGGAAATGTCATTAGAAGCGCGGCTAGACAACTCTGGTGATGTTGCCACAGTAAACAGTGATAAAACTCTTAAAAGTGATTTTTTATCGGCTGCTGAGCAAATGCAACAGAAACTTGGACATGCTCTTTGCCTTGCAAAGTGGCAGCAAACCAGTTTACATTTAACAACTGGTCATACAAATAGTTGCTATCACCCACCACTACACAGGATTAATGCCGATGATCTCACCGATAACCCCAGTGCGCTACACAACACTGAATACAAAAAGGCGCAAAGGCAGAAGATGCTACGCGGCGAACGTCCAGAAGAATGCAGTTATTGCTGGCGAGTTGAAGCAACAGGAAACCTTAGTGACCGCCACTACCGAAGTGGTGAAGCATGGGCTGCCGAGCATTACGATACAATTATTGCTTGCGACCCTACTACTTGGAATGTTAATCCTGCTTATGTAGAAGTAAATTTTAGCAATGTATGCAATCTACAGTGCAGCTATTGTTCACCGCAGTTTAGCAGTGCCTGGCAAAAGGAAATTAATGAATACGGTGCTTATCCTACTTCTAATAGCCATAATAGTCCTTCTTATTTTGGGGGTGATCGTAAACCTATACCGAATCGGGAAGATAATCCTTATGTTGATGCGTTCTGGCGATGGTGGCCCGAACTCTACCCAAACCTAAAACATTTTCGCATGACAGGCGGAGAACCGCTATTAGATAAAAATACCTATCGTGTATTTGATTATGTTTTGGATAATCCTAAAAAAGATTTGCATCTTAACGTCACAAGCAACTTTAGCCAAGATGAATATGTGTTTGACAAGTATTTGACTTATGTAAAACACATGTGTGGAAATGGTGTATTAGAACACTTTATGCAATTTGTTAGTATTGATGGTTACGGTGAGCGTGGTGAATATGGTCGTCATGGTTTAGATTTTGAACTCATGAAAAGGAATGTAGAACGGTTTTTAACTGAAGTTCCTAGTCGCAATAGCGTTACATTTATTATTACAATGAATGTTCTCAATATAACAAGCCTCAAAGAATTGATGCAATGGATACTTGAACTTCGTGCAAAATATAGCACAACATATCAGCGTGTTTGGTTTGATACACCTATCTTGCGTGAACCAGCTTGGCAATGTATTGATATACTACCTGAAAGTTATGCATGGTTTTTACAAAATGTCGTGCACTGGATGCAACCAAAAACTGAAACACTAGATACACGATTTAATGGATTCAAAGATTATGAAGTTGTAAAACTACAGCGTGTAGTAGATTGGATGCACGAACATCGTCGTGAAGATACTAAAACAATGGCAGATTTCTATCGTTTCTTTAATGAACATGATGCTCGTCGTAAAACTAACTTTATCGAAACATATCCAGAAATGATTGAATGGTATAATGAATGTAAATGGTGGGCTGATAATGTATAAATTTCCTATTTGGCATTGGCATATTGAAAATAGCAGTATATGTAGTTTGCGATGCCCACGCTGTCCACGTGTGGAAATACCCGATACTTTAGTCCAAACAAGTCTAAGTTTAGATTTTTTTAAAAAAAATTTTAACCCTGGCTTTTTGCAAGAGGTTTGGCAAATTAGTTTCTGTGGCGATGATGGTGATCCAATTTACGGTAAAGAATTTTTAGAAATAATTGAATATCTTAAAATTACTAAACCTAATTTAAGTCTTCGTATTATTACAAACGGCAGTTATCGTAACGAAGCATGGTGGAAAAAACTTGCAGCAAATTTAAATCAATATGATGAAATCCATTTTAGTTTAGATGGATGGGATCAACAAAGCAATGAAAAATATCGCATCAATAGTAACTGGGATAGTATTAAAACTGCCGTTAAAACTGTCAGAGAAAATAGTAATGTTATCCTCACTTGGGCTGCTATTGTTTTTAAATATAATCAATATGATATTATGACGATGAAGGATTTAGCTACTAAATGGAATTTTGATATATTTCAAATTACATACAGCACTAAATTTGGTAGCAAATACTCTAATTATAATATTGAAGGCAGTGATGATTTAGAACCCGCTCAACAATATATTGCAAAAGGACATCGTTTTGAACGTCAAATAATAAATCTCACTAATAGAAAATTATTAGATAACGGTAAAAATTTAATTAATACAGATTTATATACTAATATTAATCGTGACAGCGATATTATTCCATTATGTAAAATTGGTAACAAGGGTCTTTATATAAGCAGTGACGGCTATTTCTATCCTTGTTGTTGGATGGCAAATAGGTATAATCACACTCGTTGGCAAGAGTTTCGACAACCACAATATAATTTGAATACAAGAAATATTGGTGATATATTAAAAGATGAAATGTGGGACGATTTTTTTAATAGTTTAAACAATTACGATGAATGTAAAAATAAATGCTGTTCACAAAATTTTAATAAAGGATACGCAACATCGTGGTAACAAGCAAACAACCAGATGAATCATTTTTAAAATATAAAAAACGTGTTCTGGATACCAAAAGTGCATCATTCTGTGGTGCAAAGTGGTATAATGCAACTATTTGGTTAGGTAGCGGCCAAACAACAAGTTGCCACCATCCACTTCCACATCAAGTAACTGTGGAACAAGTATTAGCTAATCCATCGGCATTGCACAATACACCGCAAAAAAAAGAACAGCGTGCGCAAATGCAACGTGGTGAAAGACCCACTGGTTGTGAATATTGTTGGCGAATTGAAGATAGTAGTTCAACTGCTATAAGTGATCGTCCATATAAAAGTATGATATACAGTGAAGAAGAATTGCATGATGCTTTTGTTCTTCCATCGGATAGCGATGTAAATCTTCGCACATTGGAGATAGCCTTTGACCGCACTTGTAATTTTGCCTGTTCTTATTGTAATCCTGCTTTTAGCACAACTTGGGTTCGAGATATTAAGTCTAATGGCTCGTATAGCGGGTTGGATAGCGATGGGCGCAATCATTTTACACATGCTCACGACAGCAGCCAACTCTACGGTTATACCGATACAAATCCATATGTAGATGCTTTCTTTAAATGGTGGGAAACCGATTTACATAAAACTCTTCGGGAACTTCGCATTACTGGCGGTGAACCACTTATGAGTGGTCATACATGGAAATTATTAGATTGGTTTAAAGAAAATGTAGGCAAGAGCCAAACAAAACTAGCAATCAATTCTAATCTTGGTTTAGAATCAAAAAAACTTGATGAGTTTATCGACGCAGTTAAAGGCTTGGATGTTGAACTCTATACTAGTTGCGAAAGCATGAATGGTCAAGCAGAATATATTCGTGATGGTTTAAATTATTATCAATGGTTTGATAATATGGTTAAATTATACAAAAGTGGCGCAGTTAACCAACTGCATGTTATGGCAACAATTAATGGAGTTTGCTTGCCTAAACTTCCTGATTTCTTAGAACATATGATTGATTTTAAACAAGCCTATGGACGTGATAGTTTAACTGTTACGTTAAACATCTTACGTTTTCCAAGTTTTCAAAGTCCATTGGTTATGCCAGATAGCATTAAGCAAAGTTGTAGGCAACGTTTACAGCAGTTTCTTGAACGTTGGGGTGAGAGCAACTGGCTTCACCAAATGGAGATAGAACATATTAAGCGTTTGATTGAATACTTAAATAGTGTTGAATCTCCTCATGCGGGCGCTAGTTCAATGGATGTTTTGCAAAAAGATTTTAAAACTTTTTATGAACAATATGATCAACGTCGCAATAAAGATTTTCGTAAAACTTTTCCAGAATTGGTAGAATGGTATAATGAGTTATAATTATAACGAGCGTACTCCTGAGTTTATTAAACTAGAAGACCTTAATGAACAACAGAAGTTTTTGCTGATGGAAAGCAAAACATTTTGTATGTTGCCTTGGACTCATTTACACGCATTTCCAACAGGACCAGCATATATTTGTTGTGCTGCTGAGATGGATCATTCAATAGGTAATCTGCGAGAATCTACAATTAAAGAAGTTTGGAATAGTGATGCTATGCGTCAGACTAGAACAAACATGCTAACTGAAAAACCATGTGGTGCTTGTAAAAAATGTTATGAGCAAGAAGAAGCTGGGTTTTTTAGCATGCGCAATAGCAGCAATAAACGATTTGGACATCACATTGGTCGAGTAGATAATACTGAATCCAACGGTCATCTTGAAGAACTTACCTTATCTTATTGGGATATTCGCTTTTCAAACCTCTGCAACTTTCGTTGCCGCAGTTGTGGTCATATCTTTAGTTCAAATTGGTATGATGATCAATTAAAACTTATTAAATTAAATGGCGGTAATTCTGAACAATTTAAGAAAAGAAATGCACGAGTTGAGTATGCTGGTCGCACTCAATTAGATGTGTGGGAGCAACTTGAACCGCATCTTGATTATGTTGAACATATCTACTTTGCGGGCGGCGAGCCGCTCATTATGGAAGAACACTATCGTATTCTTAATGCTCTTCTAAAAAAAGGCAAGAATAATGTAAGACTTATATATAATACTAATTTCAGTGAACTTCGTTATAAAAAGCAAAACGTATTAGAACTTTGGAATGAATTTACAAATGTTTGTGTAGGAGCAAGTCTTGATGCGATGGGACCACTTGCAGAATTAGTACGCAAAGGAACAGATTGGGCGCAAACTGAGCGCAATCGTGAAGAAATGCTGCGTATATGTCCACAGGTTGATTTTTATATCAGTCCAACATTAAGCGTAATGAATGCACTACAACTACCAAGTTTTCATCGTGACTGGGTTGCTAAAGGTTTTTTAAAACCACAAGATTTGAACGTTAATATTTTACAAGACCCACCATTTTTTAGAATTGATATTCTACCATTTCAATACAAAGTAGATATTCAAGAAATGTATCTTGAGCATATCAAATGGCTAACGCCATTAGATAGTTTAAAAAGAGCAACTACTGGTTTTGAAAGTGCTATTAATTTTATGATGGCAGATGATAAGTCACATCTTATACCACAGTTTTGGGATCGCACAAATAAAATGGATACAATTCGTGGTGAAAAATTGCTTGATATTGTTCCTGAATTAGGAATGTTACATGGATAACTTTTGTGTATTGCCATTTGTAAGCATTGAAGCAGACCCAATGGGAAAATGCAAAGTATGCTGTTTAAGTTATGAAACCATACCTGACATTGATTTAAAAACAAATACGTTGACCGAAGCATTTAACAGTTCTTATATGAATAATCTTCGCCAAAGTTTTCTTAATGGTGAAAAACCTGCTAACTGTAATCGTTGTTGGGCAGAAGAAGATAGTGGACGTACTAGCAAACGCATGCATAGTATAGCTAGGTTGCGACAAATTATAGGTGACCAAAAATTTACCAGTAGCAGCGATGGAAGTCTTACGTTTCTTGATTTAAAACTTGGAAACATTTGTAATTTAAAATGTCGTATTTGTGGCAGCTTTAGCAGTTCAAAGTGGGCACAAGAAGAAATTGATATCTATCCTAATAATCAAAGTGCAAGAGATAATCTTGTTAATGGTCGGTGGCCTCGTGAGTCAAAAAAATTCTGGGAAGATTTGACCCAATTATTATCAAGTACAAAATATTTTGAATTTACTGGTGGCGAACCTTTTTTAATTGACGAACACTTTACGCTGTTAGAAATTGCAGTTGAAATGGGATATGCAAGCGATATTGAAATTCATTACAATACAAATCTTACTACATTTCCAAAACGTGGTTTAGAATTATGGCCACACTTTAAGTTGGTTGAGATTGCGTTATCAATAGATGATATTGGTCCACGATTTGAGTATCAACGTTATGGCGCTAACTGGAATAAAACAATAGATAATCTACAACGTTTTTATGATTTACGAGATACTAATCGTAATATTAAATTACAATTGTGCATGACTTCGAATGTGCAAAATTTTTATTATATTGATGAAATGTGCCAGTGGATTGCACAGCAACGTTTTGATTATGTATACTTTAATGTGCTACATGATGCTTGGCATTTTAGTATTGCTCGTTTGAATGATGCGGCAAAGAAACTTATCTATGACAAATTAGAAAAATATAGCGGTCCATATGCGCATGAAGTTGCAAACCTATTACAATTTATGATGCAAGGAGAAGGCAGCGATTGCAGTAAACTTGTGCAAGTATTAAAAAATAGTGACCTACAACGTAATCAAAAGTTCAGTGACCATCATAGTGAGATAGCGGCGGCAATAGGTTATGAATGATTTTTGCTTGGCTCCATTTACGCACACATTTATTTCTCCTGTCGGTGAAAGACGCCTATGCTGTGCTTCTCGTGAACCTGCCCAAAATTTTCAACAGTATATCGACACGGCTGGTGGTGATGGACAATTTACGCCGCTCACATTAAAGGATTGGTGGAATGGCGAACATATTAGAGAAATTAGAAAGCAATGGTTGGCTGGTACGGTTCCATCAGCATGTGAGGTCTGCGATAAAAAGTTACTTAACACTTCTGTATATCGTGATTACTTTGGACATCTTTTTGGTCATTTACGAGATGCTGCGGTGGCTAATACAGATAGCGATGGCTACACAACCCTAGAACCTATATCGTGGGATTATCGTTATAGCAATGTATGCAACTTCAAATGTCGTATGTGTGGCGATATGTTAAGCAGTGCATGGGAAGTTGAAGTTCGTAAAAACAATATGGTTGATTTGTCTAACCCAAAAAATCATTGGATGCAACCTAAAAACCGTCATGCTATTCGTGATTTTACACGTGATGTAGTTATACCTGAGTTCAAGCAAGCCATTGAAAATAAAAGTGTCCGTGAAATTTACTGGGTAGGCGGCGAACCGTTACTCTATGACGAACATTGGACATTCATGCGCCGTATAATAGAACTTGACTATGCAGACCAAGTTCGTGTAAGATATAATACAAACTTGAGTTATTGTCAGGATAAAGAAGGAACCCTATGGGAACTTCTTGAACATTTTCCACATTGGGAAATATGTGCAAGTTTAGATGGAACAGGAGCAATAGGCGAATATGTTAGGACTGGCCTTAATTATAGCGAGTGGTATAATAGCTTTCGACGGGGGATTGAATCTTCAAAACACCCTAGACAGATGCGTATTGATTTTACTCTTACTTTACCTGGTCTTTTCGACCTTGAGAGCATTATCAATTTATCCGATGAACTAAATGTAGAACTGTTGAGTAAAGTTGTATTTGCCTTCTCTTCTGATATATTACTCAGTCCATTGGCGCTGCCTAGAACGGTGCTAGAACCGCTTTTAGAGGGCATACAGGAGCGCATCAAGCCACTCATCACTCGTCGCACACAAAGTTTATGGGACACGCTAGAACATCTTAAAACTCGTCCTACTTTTGAAGAACAGTTTCCCCAAACCTATAAGCGTGAAGCAATTCGTGGCAAGGCGCATCTTTTAAAATTGGAATCTATCCGCAAAGATGCTAAAATAAAAATGGAAGATATCTTGACTGGCGATGTCTTAGATTGGTGGAATAACATATGAGTAAAATAGCAGTAACATTAAGAAATCCAGTAAGCAAAGGTGATATGCTTACCTATTACATTAAACCAAATGACAATCAATTAGCACGTGATTGGGTTGCTGCTCTTAAAATTGAATTACAAAAGAACAGCGAACTGGAAAAAAATTATTGTTGGCATGGTTGGCCAAAGACACAACGCAATCTTGATTATCTTGCATCGGAATTATCTAAGCATGCTTCTCGAATTTGGGCATTTAATGAATTAGGCGTATGGCAATCATTTGGATTAGAACCATTTGATATTCGAACAAATTATACAATTGATGATATTATGATTCCAATCACTGGCATAGACGAAGATGGCAAGCGAGGCGGTGGACCAAATCATGATGTTATGAATATTGTTCATAATTATTTTGAACATCTGCAAGGAACTGTCGAAAATCTTAGTCCATATTATAAACTCGCTACGCCAGAAGTAAAATATAGTATTAGGCAAATTAATAATCTTTGTCACGAGATTGAAACATTGTGCTTGAGCATTAGAAAAGAACATTATGCTCCTGATTGGGTTCGTCCAAGTCAAATTACAACATTTTTAAATGCACGGCGTTATAATTTAAAAAATGAACACCGTGAGGGTTTTGCTATCAATGGATATGACCGCAGGTTTGCGCACGTTTATATGCATTGGACACAAATTGGCAAAACACTTATAGAAGTATTTCGTGACGAAGGCGCTCCACAACTTGACCAAGCAACATGCGATGCTATTACTCATCTTCAATATTATAGTGGAGAATTTGATGTTGAATGGGGGCGAGATGTTATCTATGGCAAACATAGTTGGCATACAAAAGACCAAGATGCGTTTACCGCTTGGTTACGCCGTGAAGGATATGATCCAAGTAATGTAAATTTAAGTTTAGGATATCTTGAATTAGGTCATGTTGATTTAGAAAGTAGTTTTGGAACTCATGATCCTTATAAAATTTGGGATATGATGAGCGACAAGCTAGACATTTATAGCATTGAGATAGATGGCGTTAAGGCAGTTTATGATTATAGTTGGGCAGATGAAGATTATGAACAACGCCAAATTAATTATTTGATGCCAGGTTACAACAGCCACAATGTTTGATATCTATTGGTATGACTATGATGATTGCGATGATATTAAAGAACTAATAGCCAAAGCTATTGCTACTAGTCGCACTGATTATATTTGGTTATGTCATCTGGCAGTAGATTATTCTCAATTTAATTTGCGGTATCTTCCTAACCGCCATCAAGCCAAAATGATGCATGCTTGGGCTAGTCATGATAACCCAGATTGCTTTACAACTTGGTTGATTTCCATAGAAAATAACGGCGACACCTTATTTCATAAGGATATATTGCCAATACTTTATCCTGCTATTGGCAAGTGGGAATGGAAAAAAGACCCACTTATAGATTATTCAAATTTTAATTTTAATTGGTTTCCAAGTGTATGGGACTGGCAACTTAATCATGAATTTACAATGCTTGGTAAAGAACGACTAAGCTATACCACACTGGACAGAGGCAGCAATAACATAAAATATCATGCAGCTAATCTAACTTATAGCGGCACTTATTATGATATTTGCTGCATTGACACTAACACGCATACATTGCCTAAACATGATTATAAAGTTCGATTGGTTACGACAATGGAAGAAGCGGTAAAGTCTGCTATTAAACGAGCAACCAAACCATGGTTATGGATAGTTAGTGATACATGTAACTATGATGAATTTGATTTTGATTGGTTGCCAGAAGAAGGCGAAGAACGCCAGATACATTGCTGGCCAAGTGGCACTTGTGAAAAAGGCGATACATTTTTAATTCATGTTCCAAGTTATCTTGGTGATTGGAATCCATCCTATAACTTTAATCACGAACCTGTAAAGAGAAAACTATGGCCATCACAAAAGATAACGCATGATAGTTTGGCACAAGAACTTAATGCTACGCCTAGATTAAGTTCAATCTATACAGTGTATTCGCATACAGGATTTGCAGATTATCCAGATGTTTGTTTATGGGATAAACGACCAGCAGTAAGCATTAATAAGAATAATAGCACCACGCTTGTTCCTCGTGATTGCATTGTAAAGGATGAATTATATGAATATCCTCATTTGTTGCGCTATCCAGATTATGGATTTGATGCACTAAATGATATTATCTTTATATCATATGATGAGCCAGAAGCAGATGCAAACTGGAATAAACTAGTAAACAAGTTTCCTCATGCTAAGCGAGTGCATGGCGTAAGTGGTATGGAGAACGCTCTTAAAGCAGCGGCTACTGCATCTGAAACACCATACTTTTATGCAGTGTTTGCCAAAACCATAATTCATCCTACATTTAATTTTGATATCGGTTCTGATTATTGGCAGAAGCCAAAGCATTATATTTTTTATAGCGAAAACACGGTCAATGGTTTGCGTTATGGACATATGGGAATTGTGTTGTATAATCGTGATATGGTTATTAATGCTCCGCCCTTTGGTGAGTTTGGAACAGATTATACGCTAAGCTTTGCTCATGAAGTTGTGCCGATTGTATCTTGCTATGGATCATTTGATGCTTCACCATATCATACTTGGCGCACCGCATTTCGTGAGGCACATAAGCTGCGAGAGTTTACCGATACAATGCCAAATGTTGAAACCCAATACCGACTGCATATCTGGCGCACGGTAGCTAATGGCAACTATGCTGAATGGGCATTAAAGGGCGCAAATGATGGCGTAAAATATTATGAAGATAATATAGATACGCCTGAACTTCGCCGCAATACATTCCGTTGGGAATGGCTGCGCAATCACTTTATTGAATTATATGGTGATGTCCAATAAGAAGTGGGCAATATCAATATAGTCTGCAATCTTTCTAGCATATGCTAGATCGCTATCTGGTGTTGTGCGAGTTTCAACGCAGTTGATAAAGTGCAGCAATTCATTTTCCAATGGGTCTATAAGATCACTATAATCCCAACATTCATCTGGATCATTTAAGTGAAGCTTGGCACCTACAATATTGTTTTCATATACACGCAGCGTTTTTGCATCATCATTCCAAATAGCTTGTGCCTTGTCACCGATAACAGTAACTTCACGCTTGCGTTCTGGATGAAGCCAGCTAACATCGATATGCCAGTTTACTCCATTAACTAATATACGATCAGGATATGGACTATGCGGACTATATTTGAATCCTTGTGCGTTACGAATATGCAAATCACCTAAGAGATATTCCACAATTGTAAAATCATGTGGTGCTAAACTTAACAGTGGAGTTGTTTTGGTTTGATAGATGCCAAGATTGGTGCGAACACTGTTAACAAATTGAATTTCGCCAAATCTGCCTTCATCAATAAAATTTTTAAGTTTATGTAAGATTGGATTATACATATAAATGTGACCAACCATCACAATATTATCTTTGGTTGCTTTGATTAAATTAACAATCTGATCATAGTTTTCAGCGGCTGGTTTTTCAATATAAAGATCGTTGCCACGATGAATAAGTTCTAGGGCTTGTTCATAATGATCCCATAGTGGCGTTGCCAACATAACAGGATCAAGCGTATCAATATCACTAATCGTTTGACCATTTTTAATATCAATGATAGAATAATCTATTTGAAGATTTTCTAATTTAGTTGCAATCTTGCTGCCCCAATAGCCCGACCCTACTAGCCAAATTTTCATACTCGCCATTCCCAAATCTTGTCGATGATATAATCTTGTTGCTGTTCTGTTAGCGTATGATAGCAAGGCAAACTTAATATACGCTTACTTGCTCGTTCGCAGTTTGGCAATGAATCATGATACTTGCGAAATGCTGGTTGCAAATGACATGGAATAGGATAATGAATATTAGTTGCAATGCCACAGTCTTTTAAGTATGCTGCAAGATTATCACGTTCTTCAACTTCAATGACATATACATAATAAACATGATCACTGTAACCAGATTTCTTTGGAATCTTAACAACATTACCCAGTGCAGTATCATAACGAGCAGCAACACGCTTGCGACCTTCATTCCAATCTTTTAAGTAAGGAAGTTTAGCAAGAAGAATGTTGGCTTGTAAATTATCAATGCGAGCATTATAACCAACTTCTTCAAATACAAACTTAGTATTGCGTCCGTGATCACGAAACATTCTACAACGTTCAATAAGATCAGCACGTCCTACGACAGCACCTGCATCGCCCATTGCACCAAAGTTCTTAATAGGATTAAATGAAAAACAATTAAGATCAGCTACATTCATGAGCGCACTGCCAAAACTATGTGCGCTATCATTGATTAACTTTAATCCATTGCGATCTGCAATCTCACGCAGTTTATGAATATTGCAACTTTGTCCATATGCATCCATAGCAAGAATAGCAGTTGTGCGTGGAGTAATAGCTTCTTCAACAGCATCAGCATCAAGTTGATAATATTCATCTGTATCTACCATTATGGGTGCAGCACCAACATTTATAATAGCTTCAACCGTGCTTACAAACGTGTGGCTAGTAGTAATTACATCATCGCCTGGTCTAACATCACATGCCTTTAATGCAACTTGTAGGGCTGTTGTGCAGCTACCAGTGCTAGCAGCGGCTGGCACACCGAGGTAATCGGCTAGGGTAGTTTCAAACTTGATAACATCGGGACCAGTGATAAAGCTATTGGTAGCAATCGTATGAGCAATCGCCGCATCAATGCTACTCTTTGCCTCTGCATATTGTGATTGTAAATCTGTAAATGGAATTTTCATTTGATAAGTTTCTGTATGCCATCTTCTAAATTAAATTTAGGAGTATATCCAAGATATTGAACAGCATTGCGTATGTTTAAAGAACCACGCTTGGGCATATCAAATGGTATGCCATCACCATATAGGATTTTGCTTTGCGTATTTGTCCAACCTTTGATAATTTCAATAGCATCTTGCAGTGTTCTTGCCTGACCATAACTTACATTAGCAATAAAATTGTGAGTGTCAAACATTGCAGCATTTGCGATAGCCTGTGCCGTGTCCTCGACATATGTGAAGTCCAAAGTGGCTTGAGGATCATCTACGTGAATTGTTTGTTGGTTAAGTGCAGCATCTATCCATTTAGAGATAACACGATTGCCATCATCTCGGTTTCCATATACAGCAGTAGGACGAATGATTACCCATTTCTGTGCGATAATTCTAACCAATTCTTCGCACATTTTTTTAGCCCTACCATAATCGTTGATAGGTTTAAGTGGCGCATCTTCTACAATTTCTCCACTCCAATCGCCGTAGACCATGCTGCTGCTTATATAAACCATCTTGGCATTAGGATAAGTGGTTAATAGATGAATTGTACTTTGAACAGTATTGCGCCAAGCAGCAAGATTGTCCTTGCTAAATGTAGCTTGATTTGGTTCGCCAGCAAGATGAACAATCACGTCTACGTCTTGAATGATTGTGCTACTACAATCTGCATTGATCCATTCATCATATGCAAATTCCATATGACGACCACGAGCAAGATACAAGTCAGTGTTAATAAAACGAAGATCATCAATGATAGTGACCCGATGACCACTATCTTTAAGACGCTTTACAACATGATGCCCGATAAAACCAAAGCCACCTGTAACTAATATATGCATGTTAGACCGCCATTTCTGCTGTGATTGCTGGATGATGTTGATATCCTACCAACTTACATTGATCAAGAGTTGCCGTAAAAATACTTTCCACCTCACTGATATCAAGATGAGGAAGATCATATGGTTTACGAGAAATTTGTTCTTTAACTTGTTCTATATGATTATTATAGATATGAACATCGCCAAATGTAAGGATAAGTTCGCCAATTTCTGCACCAATTTCTTTGGCAATAAGGTGTGTAAGCAGAGCATAGCTTGCAATGTTGAATGGAACACCAAGAAAAATATCAGCACTGCGTTGATACATCTGGCAAGATAATATATTATTGCGAATATAAAACTGCGCAAACATATGGCAAGGTGGTAGCGCCATTTGATTTAATTCAGCAGGATTCCATGCTGTTAAGATATGGCGACGACCTGTAGGATCACGCTGCAATCCATCAATAAGTTCTTTTAACTGATCAATTTCTTGATAATTTATTCTGTTAAGACCTGGTTTATATACCTGATCCTCTTGGGTTACATAGCGCCAATGACGCCACTGAACACCATATACACGGCCCAAATCGCCATTATAAGCAGACTTTGGAAGCCAATAGCTTGCACGAGCGTTTGCAGTCCAGATGGTTTTCTTTGCATTATCTCGTGTGCCATACTGTATTTCTGCCAATCGTCGTTCATCACCGCTACCTTCAATAAACCATAGCAATTCACTTACCATGGATTTCCATGCTAATTTTTTGGTGGTTACTGCTGGGAAACCATCAGCGAGGTTGAACCGCAACTGCTCGCCAAACATACTTAGCGTACCAACGCCAGTTCTATCCTTGCTTTCAATGCCATTAAGAATTATTTTTGAACATAGATGATTATAATTTTGCACGTTTCCACACCTGAAATACTTTATCTTTGCCGTAAGTTTCCCAATCCATTTGGAAATTCTGTAGTAATTCTACCACATCTACGCTTACATCGCAATTATAATTATCATCAAAAACAGTTAGATATATTTGTTCAAATAGGTGTTTTGTACTGTTGATAAGTTTTGCACCACCAATAATCCATATATCTCTATCAGGATTATTAGCTTTTAATACAGCTAAACTTTGTTCAATAAAATTACCATGAATAACATAGTGAGTATCTTTAAAATTCTCAGTAGATTGATTTGTTACTACGCAACATAATCTATCGGGAAGTGGTTTTGGCATCTTTGGGTCTAACCAAGTGTTACTTCCCATTATGACGATATGCCCACGTGTATTGGTAGAGAACCATTGCATATCTTGTTTATCGTGCGGCCATGGTAAAGTGTTATCTTTACCCATGCCGCCAGCTAAGTCTACAGCAAAGATGGCTTTTATCATTAGTCTAACAGTTTATTAGTTTTGCCTTCAACTTCTTCGGCAATTGCAGAGACATTAAGATGAAAGTCAACACAGTCAATCTCTTCGTCAAAAACTTCAAGATAGTTTTCTATCATTGCTTCTATTTCAGGAAAATCTTTTCCTCTTTCAAGGATAGCAGCAATTTCAAAAACATGAGATTGCCCATCTTTAAATGTTGCATTAATAGACTTAATAAAACGGAGTGGGACATCTGAAATTTCTACCGAAGAAATTAGATGTTCCCACCGTTCAAAAAATTCAGTGCTAAAGCTATTATCAGACACTGGTCTTCGTCTTAGCAGTCTTCACTGGCGTCTTCTTTGCAACTGCCTTTACGACTACTGGCTTATCGCCCTTAAGTTCGTTAAGCTGCTGTTGCATGTTCTGCATGGTCTGCATCATTTGCATCATGACTGCTGTCATATCTGGTGCAGCGGCTGCTGTTGGTGCTGGCGCGGCAACTGGTGCTGCAGCGATACCGAGATCAGCGGCGCTTACACTTTCGCTTACCATTGCATCAGTAGATGCTGTCTTTGCAGGATCGGCAAATCCTTGCTGATTTTCCATGCGTTCAAGACGTGAAACTGCTTCTGGACCCTTGCCAACCTGATTAAGAAGCTTGGTAAGTTCGTCAAGACGGATGCTGCTCTTGCTATTTGGTGTAACCATAACATTAGCTGCTGGCACACGCTTTAGGTAATTCTCAGCACTTAATGCTTGTAGCATATTCATGCCATCTGCCATCATACGGCGTTCTAGGATATCACGGAACTCATATGCTTGCTGTCCTTCATCACTTTCAAGAACCTTCATGACATCATCATGATACTTGCTTGGCATGATATCACTATAAATGACAACTGCCATGTGATTTTCTTCGCCGCTTAATTGACGCTGTACAATAATAACCTTTTTATTATTGACACTTCCTACGTGTTTAAAAAAACTCATTGACTTTCTTCCTCTGTTGTTTGTTCTGGTGCTGGTTGTGGATTATTGGCAACAATAAATGCTTTTACTTTATCATAAACCGCACCTACGCTTGATAACTCATCTGCACGAAATGCTCCACGCTGTGCGACTGTTTCCACAATTTGAACCAAGAAAGCAATATCATTAATGGTAATGCTTGGCGGTGTTGCAGCAACTTCGGTGGTTTCATCTGTCATAATAATCTCCAATTTATATTATTTAAGCATAAAAAAAGGCTCTGAAAAATTTTCCAGAGCCTATTCTTTTAAAGATTATTAATCTTCATAATAAGCGTGAATACCAAATGGTGGTTCGATGGTTTTGTTATACTTGTTATGGATAATCCACACCGTGTCACAATAGTTTTCGTCACCCCATGAACCAAATGGTTCGCCGTCAGTAAACACGATAAAGAGTTTTGGATTTACATCCTCATTCTTCATCCACTTCCAGTTTACATCAAAGTCAGTGCCACCAAAACCTTTAGGTTCATAGTTTACAAGATCATCGCCATCAGCAGTTGTATATTCTTGTGGATTATGAATTTGTGTATCAAAGCACCAAATCTTAATCTTGTAGTCATCATACGATTGCATAATGCCATTGATTTCACTGAAAAACGCAGTCAATTGTTCTTGACCAATAGAACCACTGGTATCAATAGCCACGCAAACATCAATCGCCTGATCCTTGCGCATGTTAGGCAGAACAAACCCTTGCGAGAACATCTTCTTGTTAGGAATAGTCCACGTATAATCATTCTTGATAGTGGATTGAATTTGCTGTGTAATGAGTTCACGCCAGTTGATTTTAGGTTGTGTTAGTTCATTGATCATGCGCTTGATATTGCCAGGAGTATTGCCAGCACCCGCCGATTGTGCAGCAGCAAGCATTGCTTCCTTGAACTCGTCCTTGATTTTTTGACGCTCTTCATTGGACAGCACTGGACGACCCTTGCCATCCTTGTCACCATCTTTGCCTTCGCCATCGCCACTGCCCTTGCCATCTTTTTCAGGATCAAGGTGGTCATCAAGCAACTGGTCAAGCAAATCTTCGATATTGATTTTCTGTGCGTTCTTGATCAGGTCATCATAAACTTGTTCAAAGTTCCAGTCATCATATTTGCGATCATACAAAACAGGCACAACCGTAATTTTTTGACCAAGATTATACTTGATGCAATCAGCATTAACCACATAGTCCATTGCAATATTTGCAAGGTCTTTCTGCTTGCCGATACCACGGCTCATGTGGTCATAAGCGCAATGAAGCAACTCATGGCAGAACAAGAACATCATTTGGTTGGTAGGCAGCTTGATGATAAAGTCGCTGTTATAGTAGAAATGACGACCATCGGTAGCGGCAGTAGTCAACCAACTGTCAGCGTTCTTAAGGGTAAGACGCATGGCCAGATTGCCAAAGAAGGGCTGCTTAAGCACGAGGGCAATACGAGCCTTGAGAATTGTTTGACGAGCATCATAGTCTTTCTTCTCGTCAATGGTATCGCTGAGTTCACCAGCACCTTGTTTCATCTTAGCCATAATCATGTTCTCCAATGTTTATAACTTATAATACCACAATTATATAGGTTGTCAAGAGAAAAATAGGGGGAGTGCTGCGAACACCCCCCCTATAACTCGCCCTCACTGATGGAGAACGATGGGGCGAGAATTAGTCACGCACGGCGGCGAGAATATAATCGCCATTCTTTGCATGGTATGCCTTGTAGTTTTCCATCTTGCTCGTCTTCATTGGCAACTTATAGTTACGAAGGATAGTAGCAAGCATCATAACTTGCAATTCAGTGTCCATGTTGTCAAGATAGAAACGGAACACGTTGTCAAGTTCACCATGCCATGCAGTGTTGTCGCTATCCTTCATCTTATCACCGCCGCGGCGATCATAGCTGTCCTTCAACTCATAGCAGACAGAAACCGTGAGCGAATACTTTGCACCGATATCTTTTGCCTTGAGTTCCTTAACCTTACCAGACAGGATGTCAGAAGGATTAGGCATTTGCGAAGCAACCTTGCGATGAGCAGCAAACTTAAGTGCAACACCTTCACCAACCGTACCCGATACCAGATCGTTGAGTTCGGTATCGTTAAGGTCTTCTTGCAGAAGTTCTGATACAAATGACCATGAACGAGGCGTAGCAAACGATGCACCGCTTGAGCGAGGATCGAAGTTGAACAAATCATTCTTGTTACAAGTGACATAAGCAACCACGTCAGGATTGATAGCATGGTTCAATGCCCAATCATTCCACGACTCAAAATCAACACGCAAGTTCAAGTGAACAAAACGGTTAGCAAGTGGCGATGGCATACGATACACCACACCACGGTCAGTGTCACGGTTACCAGCGGCAACGATAACAACATTCTCAGGCAACTCATAGGTGCCAACACGACGATTAAGAACCAACTGATAAGCAGCAGCCTGTGTTGCAGGTGCGGCAGAGTTCATTTCGTCAAGGAACAAGAATACAACGGGATACTTTGCAGCTTCTTCTGCAGACGGCAGATCAGGCGGAGCATTCCACATTGCATTACCAACGGTAGGATTGTAGTAGAGAACGCCCTTCAAATCGGACGGGTCCATGAGTGCAAGACGCAAGTCATACAACTTACCACCCATGCTTTCGCAAAGGTCTGCAACCAGTTCGGACTTGCCGATGCCAGGTGCACCCCAAAGGAACACAGGACGCTTGCGACGAGCGCAAACCATAACTTCACGCTTTGCAGCAGCAAGGGTAACAGTACGCACTTCGGAAAGTGCTTCATTCGGTTTAGCCATTTTGTTTCTCCATCAGTTGACTATAACTTAATATAACATAGAATTAGGGATTGTCAAGCACTTTTTTGCATCATTTCACCAAGAATAAACTTGGCAATATTCATCTGTTTACGGATGCGTTCGTCGGTATTTGGGGCAGGAATTGTTGGATTTTTCATAGCAATCATTTCCTGACAATCGCTCAAAATGCCCATAACAACCATTTCCTGACCAACTAATTTAGCGGTAATTCCGTTGATATATTGGTCACGGATATCGGCTTGGGACATACCAAAGGTGGCAAAATCGGTGTCAGTCATGTCGCTCTCCATCAATTGACTATAACTTAATATAACACGGATTTAAGGGTTGTCAAGCACTTTTTTTAATCCGCACATAGTGCAGACGGGTTTGATTATTGTCATCATGCTTGTGGACACGGGCTGTCAAAATAATGACAGTGCCACGTTCTAACTTTACCGAAAGTGGAAAACAGACCAAATTTTGGTCATTTGTAAGGGCGGTATGATACCATTTGTTATAATTGGCACTGTAAACCGCTGATTTAATGGTAACTTCTGTTTCAATATTGTCACCAACCTGTCCAATATGGCGGCTATTTTCGGCAATAATACGCAATTCGTCCTTGGCTTTTTCACGCCCAATAGCATTATTATAGGAACTAGGGACGCTGGCAACCAGTGCTAACACCTTGAAATCATTGGCATCAATCTCTTTTTGTTCCGTCAGTAGGACCAAATTTTTCCAATAATCGTGTAATGTACCAGCAATAAGTTCGATCATCTTGCTGTCAAGATAGTCACAAATTTGTTCAGCAAGTTCAATATCTTGCGGCAAAACGTTAAAGTTTTTCTCTGGATTGAGAAATTCACGCATAAGTGCGCCATTGCTCAACTCGCCTTCCTTGGCATCATACCGTTTGATATAACGACCGTTTGTTCGTTGTGCCGCACAAGCGGCAGACATAGCATCTTTTAAGACGATAGTGGTCATTTTGCACCTTTGTGTTTTGGGTTACGGGCATAACTTCCCTTGCCCTTACGGGCAGTGACAATTTTTTGACGGTATTTGGGGTCCGCTAGGGACTTTGCAATAAGGCTACGCATCGCTAGTTCTCCATCTATAATGCTAATTTAGCATATTTTTGGGATTTGTCAACCTAAAGTTTCAATGGCTTGGCGCAAATTTCCATCACAAATTGCCAATAATGTGGATAATTCCCCATCCATTAGGAATAATTGCCCCTTACTCATTTGATAAAACCAAGGATAGGCATGATAACGATCCATTAGGACTAATTCCTTGCCATTTACTTGATATTTTCTTTTGTCAATATGGTGTTCATAAAACTTATATCCAGCCGCTTGCATTATTCCAAATGCGGTATTATTAAGTCTAAATCCAAAATTTTTGTTATTATTATACCAATAAAGAATATAGATATTTTTTTGATTTATATGTGGAATAAGTGCGTCTTCACCATTTGCCAAATGATATAATTCATGGGTCCATTCGGTTTTAGACCTTGTACTCATTTTGTTGGATAAACTGCTGCGCCACTGTTTAACAACACAACACTAAAGCGGTTTGTTTTAAATTGGTTATTGAGTTTTTTACAAAGATTGATTGCGTGACCTGGATTACTGAAACTTGATTTCTTATATTTTGGACCTGCATATTGTGCTAGCATACTAGTAGTTTTAAGATTTACAGGTTTGTTATCCAAGAAAATTGCCCAAATACCTTCGCTAGCCAAAACTTGTTCTGACTTATATGTTTGTTTATTAGTAATTTCTAATAATATTTGAGGCTTCGGTCTTGACATAATTGATATTTGCTTAATTATTTAGCCTGTTAAAAACGGGCTTAAAAATTATCTCCTACCATTTGAACTTGGATTATGTCAACATTTTTTAACTGTTCTTCTACTTCTCCAAGTTTATTTTCAAGCTGTAAAATATAAGCAAGAACATCAGTAAGTTCTTTGGTAACGTTTGAGATAGTTTCTTTATCAAACATTAATCCATTACCGACAATATTTTGCCCACGATTAATAAATTCTCTAATATTATGAGTATTAGGCGGTCTCATTATTCATGATCCTTAATCGTTCTTGCTGTTCTAATTTTGTCTTAAACGGACCTTCATATTCATAGCGTTGTAATGTGATTAACTTTGGCGTAAATTCTGGCACAAATGTTTTGTTATATTTTATAATATAATATCCAGCACAGTAATATGAACTACTTTTATTATTCTTGGTATAAATTGGAAGTTTAAGTTTTACATTCCACAGAATATTATGCGGTGTATGATTAGTAGGAAAATCATAAACCATACTTTCAACAGCAGGTTTTGCTTCACGAGAGCGACGAATAAATGTAATTCCCTTCTCGGCAACCATTTGCTGCATATCTGGAAATACTTCTACGTTATCATCAACGGTGCAACGAACTCCGCTAGTAGTTTGCGCAATGTTTCCAATACGCTCACCCTTATCGTTTTCAATAATCCAAAAACGATTTTCTACAATATTTTTAGCCTTGAGTGTCATCTTTACTCTTTCCTTCAATCATGTCAAACAATGAATTATATTCAGCACGAACTTCAATGAATGATGCCCATCCGATAGCAGCAACAATACCCATCAAAACACGATCATTATCAATATTCCAATATTGATAAATCTCTAAGCCAAAAACAATTAAAATTGCCCATGGAAAGTATTTTACAAAAAAATTACGCATGTTCTGTTTCCTTTACAAGTGGTTTGCCAAGAACTTCGGCAAGTGGTTGTACATTTTCACTAAGACGAACTAATTCATATTTGCCACAGAACTTCATAAGATGTGTACCAATCTGTGACTTAGATTTAGGTTCAATTGCAAGCAATGCCTCATCAATTGCATTACGAATATCTTCTGGCTGAGCAGTCAAATCGACCAAAACACGGTTTTCTTCATAACGATCAAGCACACGATGCTCTACGTTATTATGGTCAACCCAACGTTGTAACATCATATTATTCCATGCCCAACCACGTTTATCACGGTCAGCATAAGCCTCAACGAGACCAACCTTCTTGGTGCTGCCCTTGGTGCGAACACCTGGATATGCAGTCATAATATGGTCAGTAGGGTCGCCACGCATGCACTTTTCAAAAAGTACAAACTTGGGATCACCTACGGTTTTGTGTTCATTGGTTTTTTTATCTTTAACTGGTTTACCATTATCATCATAAAAACCAGTAGTTGTAATATAATGATTGCTTAAACCATTGTAAATGGTTACTTTATCGCTAAGCAACTGATGAAAGTCACTATCATTAGATAGGATAATATGTTCATCATTGGGATGCAATGCAGTCCACCGAGCAATAATATCATCAGCTTCTGCTCGTGCAACCTTAATTACACTGCAGTTAGAGCGTTCATTAATCCAGTTAGTAAACTCTTCGTATACTGCCCAAAACTCTGCATCTTCTTCTGCTTCACGAACACTCATTTTGGCTTTAATATCAGCACGGTTTGCTTTATACGAACCAGTATGATCCTTGCGCCATGAACGACTTTCAAGGGCAAAGATAACATGATCTGGCTTATACTGACGTTGCATCTTCATAATTGAATTGAACATAATATGCAATGCCAATCCAATCTTTTGCCAAGTGTCAGCGCCACGTGGTGTGCTATGGCGAGCACGTGCAAACAGATTTGCTGTGTCTACAAGAAGATATTTCATAATATTAATATAATCTCTTATTGGGGATTTGTCAAGAGTTTATTTAAATTCGCTGCGACCATCGCCTAAATCGGTTCTGGTTACATAGCGTGTATTATCCAAATTGGGTGGATTTTGCGCATTGGAATTAATAATATTGCGGGCTACATCATTGAGCCAAGCATCTACAAGGTCTTCTGGATTTACACCACGATAACCATGTTCTCGCAACATTGTGATAAATTCTGCATTCCAATCTAATTCCATGCTACCCATGCTTGGGTTTTTTGGATCAAAATCAAAACCAAGAACAGATACACGAGGTTCTTGTGATTTTTTTTCTTCTGGTTTAGGTTCTTCAACAACCTTTTTTACCCGTGGTTTACGAGGTTTTTTAGGTTTTGGTTCACTGTTAGTTTGAGTAGAGGCTGGTGGTGCGCTTTCTGTTTGCACAGTAGAGGCGTCAGCGTCATTAATCTTTGTTGATTTACCAAATAGTTTGTCGAGAAATCCCATGTATCACCTTATTGTTGCCAGCACTGACGTTGGCGACCTACATAATTGCCCCATGCGTCATACACAGGAACCATGCGACAAAACGTCTGTGGCTGATAATATTGTGGTTGCTGATATTGATTTTGTTCAGCCATACTGCCCAAAATACCGCCAACGATTAATCCACCAACTAGTGGAGCAACCCAATTTCCGCCACCATTATAGCCAGGACGTGGACCATGGTCACGACGATCACGCCATTGAGCGTTTGCTGCCGTTGCGGTAACTAATGTAGTGGCTGCGAGTAGGATAGCTAGGGTCTTACGCATGGTGGTTCTCCAATTGACTATAACCAATATAACATATTTATCGGGTTTGTCAATGGTTAATTTAATCTTTTTCGGTATTTTTCTTCATATTCTGCGATATATTGCAGCGCATCTGTGGTCAAAACGGCGACTCCATCGTGCATATCCTCGTCAACTGGCACTTCGGCGTCCAAATATTCATATATTTCAGAGACTGGGATTTCTGTCCTACCCATTAGGGTTTGATCCCTAATATATTTTAAGATTAGATATTCAACTTCTTCATCAGTTAATTCAAGGTCTAGTTCCATTTTGTTCCTCGTAAATCATTGATAGCAGAACTATATAATGGTTCCAAGCTTCTGCAAGTGCTGGATGCTGCTGTTGGAGTTTTACCTGATCACGCCACGGAACCCTAAAAAATGCATCATCGGGATCAATATTTCCCATCGTCAAAAAATCTTTTATTTTTTTGACACGGTTAAATTCAAACTCTCGCCAACCAGCACTATCACGAGGAATTACACGACCTGTATCGTATTCAAAATCTTCGTCCATTACCTATTACTTATAATGTACTGAACGATGATTTCACTTAAACGCTCACCTAAATCTTCACCATCATTGATAACATGCAGTTCATTGAAAGCACGATCTTTATGATCATCATAACGATGAAACTCTACAATATATCCACCATTAGCAATATGTAGTTTCATATTGATACCATTGGCATCAATTTTGCTTGAACTTAATGATCTTGGATTAGAATCAGTATAAATCAAGTTGTGCTGTGCTTTTTGTTCTGCTTCCCAAGCCTTCTTTGCTTGCTTTTGAAACCATTTATCAAACCAGCGCATCATTGGAATTTCCTTTCAATATCATCTTCATCACATGCCTCGCCATATTGTGTTTCAATAATAACTAGTGGTTCCTTACCAATGTTTACAACTTGGTGCCAATTACCAACAGGAATTGAAACAGTTTCGCCTACCTGTAAGATTTTAGTGTGATCATTGTCTACGGCACCATTATAATTTTTTACAACTCTGGCAACACCACTTTGAACTACCCAAAATTCACTGCGTTTACTATGTTTTTGATAACTTAAGCAATGACTTGGCTTTACAACAAGTTCTTTTACTTTTACATTTTCAGTATCATATAGCACTGTAAAATACCCCCAGATACGTTCTTCAATATTTTCATTCATGTTTCTATTCCTAATTTTTTTAATAATTTTGGTGGATGTAAACTTAGATAATGATTTAAAAAATCTATATTATCTTGCGTAATATCACAACCAAATTTTTTTAATACTATTTCTAAACCTTCTGGCGTCAATAAATCTTGAAATTTTACAATTTCATCAGCATATTTCATAGAATTTTTTACATCATTATAATATAAATCTTTGTTGTCTGATAGTACTTGTTTTACTTTTGAAAAGAAAAATTTATATGAAATTTCTTTATTATAAAACCAAAAAGATTTCTTATACCAAGATAATTTAATTTGTGAACGAAGATCAGTGTAAACTAAAATTTTTTTACCTGGCAAACTAAACCAACAATCTAATGTATTAACGTTATAAAAAATTTTATTATTAAATTTTTTATATTTCAATGTAAAATCGTTATCTATATGAATTTCTGTTTCTTTCCAGCGATCTGGGTTGTTTATATCAAAAATATAGTTTCTTATTTCTTGAAAAGATGATTTTTTTGTTCCTCTTTTAAAGATGCAAATAAATTTTTTAGTTATTAGAAGTTGGTGTAAGAAATACATTCCACCGCAACCGCCATAATGAAATATATTTAAATCTTCATTAATCATTATACTTTTCTCTTTGCATAGGTAGTTTCATTGCAGCAAATGCCGCTGCTTCATTATTATTAAATTGTATATGAACCTTGTCTAAACCGCAAGTTAAAAATGTAAAATCTACATTATATCTATAACCTGCCTCGCCCATCGCATTGCAGATAATACAAGCAGCCTCTACATCCTGATAGTTGGCGTTGAGTGCACCGCCTTCTAAATAATCACCTGGATCAATCATATAACTGTTTGATGGTTGTCGTTGAGTCAGTGCTTTGCTTGGAAATTCAAGTATTAAGGGTTTTTTTGACATACATACGCCAACATAAAAAAACTTACATTTTCTTCGTCTGCAAACATAACAGGCAATTCTTGTCCATTATCTAATTGAAGAAAAACATAATCTTGTCCATTTCGCAATCCATAACGATTAAAAATATCTTTTAATTGTTGCATTGCTATATTTCGTTTATTCCACAAATTATATCTAGCCGCACCTTTTAATTTTGCAAGAGGAAATCTTGCAATTTTATTTTCATCTTTATTGTAAAATGAAACATCTAGGTTTGGCACTGGCAATAGTCCGTTAATTAGTGAGCGGTTCCATAAGACTTTTCAACAAAAAGTCGTTCATCAATATCCCAATTATTAGGGATTTTTTCACCACGCCGAACTCGTTCAAATTGCGAGTATGCATGAGTGCTACGCTTATAAAGGTCTGCCTCATTAAAGGCAAAGCCATATTCTACACAAAAAGCCTTGAAATTTTCAAGGTCGTTAAAAACACGATTTACGTTTTGGTTCTTAATCATTATTATTTCCGTTATATTAGAGGTTAATATTAATATGGACTTGCCAGTGCCATAGTCTTTATATTAGTCTACTTTTTTGTTATTGTCAAGTAATTTGTTATAATGGTCAATTGCGGCTTGTAATTTAGGGATATCTTTTTTATCTACGATCACATCATCCCAAACCAAATCTGCACCAAAAATATACTTTAATGCAGCCCATACTCGTTTGCGAAATGGACGGTAATTTACAGCCTGTATATTAACAATAAAGTCTGGTGTATAAGGCATATCATTGCCCCAATCAAAAACTTGGACAACAATGGTATGCTCAGCACTGCTACATTCGCAAGAGAGAAATACCTTAAGGTCATCGTGCTTTACTGTTATATCCTCAACATTGCTCATTATTTTGCCTTTTATGAATTTGCTGGAATTAAGTATTCATACTTAATCAATCCACTATCCACTGTAATCTTAGCTACACCATCATCGCTGAACTGAATGTTCTTGTCACCTTGTAAATTAAGGATGCTGATAAACAAACCAACTGGCCATGACCATCCTTTGGTCAAGGTTCCTGTTACTTCACTTTGGAATACAAAGTTGCCAGCATGAGTTGAAACATCGCCAAAGAAGAACTTTAAGTTTGTTCCTTCTGTCTTGGCAACGAATGACTTTTCTTCACTATTTGCTTGTGCTTGGAACTTCAATCGCTGAATGTTGGCGACACTTGGTTCCATTGTAATATTCCAATTTGCGCCACGAAACTTAACAGTCTTCAATTTCTCGTTAATAACTTCGGTAGTCATAAAACGATAATCATTCTTAAAGTCGCCACCTGCATTTTCAAAATGAATACTAGCAGGTGTATTGACGCCATTGCGTTGTTCACGCTTGATTTCAATGGTTGCATCCTTTGCATATTCTGGAATGTTGAGAATAGTATTCAACTTACTCAAATTTGGCATACCAAATACGCCAGCAAAATCTGGATTTACTTCGTTGAACTTGGCATTTAAGATAAGTTTACGGTCTTCACTTACGCTTTCAATCTTAGTTTCATTGTCATCACCAGTAATCTTGATAATATCAATAGCACCAGTTGCAAGAGTATGATGAATAATATCCGTTAAAAAGTCTTTCATTAAATTTTTCCTTTGTTGATTATAATATCAAATTTTAGATTAGGTGTCAATAATTTCTGCCCAAGCACCGCTAATTTTATTACGTGGTTTTGGTGGATTGTTGCCTTTTTGCATCACAATATAACTGCTTCGCACAGGTTGTAAGCTGTAATTTACCAATACAAACCCAAGTTTTTCTAATTCAGTGATTAAAAAGTGATAATCTAAACAACTATATTGATAATTTATTGCTGCAAGCTGTGCCCATGGCTGATCATATGGCATAAAGTTAAAAACAAATTTACCCCCATCATAAAGAAGATGATAGTTTTTCTTGGCAATTTCAATAATATAATCTTCATTTGATGAGAAAAATTCATTAAAACAATAAACTAAACCAAAGCTATCATGCGGTAAATCGATAACATTGTTATCTGCTATCTCATATTTTCTTAATCTGCGTGTTGCATAAAATTCATTATTAAGCGAAGCAGATGCATCTATGCAGATATCCATATATCGGTCAGCAATATAAAGTGGCTCTGATGCAACTACATATGGCAAAAATTGTCCTGTGCCTGGAAATAATTCTAATACTGGTATATTATTGCCAATATAAGGCGCAAGGATACCAGATAATTTCTCAATATCATATTCATTAAAAAAATTTGCTTTAACAAATTCTTTTCTTGTTTCTAAGGTTTGATTTTTTAATTTCAACATTCTAACACTGTTTAAATCTTTGAAAACAGTTCGTTGTTGATCTAGTTGACTTTCTAAATTTTTAACAAGTTTATCATAACAATCGACTGCTTCTGTAAAAACATCGGCTTGTTCACGAAATCTTCTTTCGGCAAGTTTCAAATTGTTAAGATGAAACTGGGTCTCAAATATATCCATTATTCAATCTCAAATAAACTTGTAAAAGTGTTAGTTATATTAGTTGCATTAGTGATATCCCAATCTAACACATCTAATAAGTTTTCTACCTTTTGTGTTACAATAGTATCTTCCATTTCTTGCTGAGCAAATGGCAAATCTTTAAACCACTGTGGAATACGAGATTCATCAGTTGGATAGCCAATACTGGTTAATCCAAGTGGATTATCTCGCAACTTACAAACAATTGTTTTCATACCATCTGTAATCTCAATACTGCGAGAATCACTGTGCATTCTACGAAGATTATTCCAGTTAATTGCCGCACGAACATGGCCTGGCATATTAGCCTTTCCTTGTTTCTTTTCTAACGCACCATAATAAGTTAGCTTATTAACTCGTTTTGGCGTTCCCTTTTCCCAACTAGGTAGGTTTTTAAAAGTATATTTGAATTCACGAACTTCTTCGATGATTTGTTCACGTTCGGCACCATCAAGAACTTTCTTTAAAATATCAGATAAAAAGTCTTGAACAAGTTTTGGAGTATCGCTGCGTTTCAGGTCAAGACCCATTGCTTTAACTTTGCCTGTCTTGCCTTCAATATCAAGTCGTTTGTTTTCAAGATCATAGATAAGAACAGCATAACGTTTTTTAGTAATAAACAATCCACGAGATGCTACAAGTTCACGACCGCCCTTGATGATAGCACCAAGTTCTGGCGTAGTATGAAATGCTTCATACATAAACTTTGGAAAGGTCATATTAACCTGTTCGCCAATACTGTCATATAATTGAACGCAGATTTCCTTGTTCCATTCCATGCGACCTGCGGCAACCTCGCCTTTAATGGCTGGCCACGCAGAAAAGTAAACAGAATCAGTATCGCCATAGATAATGCTTTCGCCAACATGGTCGTATGTTCCCATAATCAACTGATTAACTGTGGCATCCATATGCTTTGCAATCGTGCGACCACATAATGTGGTGCTTTGTCCAATACGTTGGTCAAAGAAGCGACAACCTGCGTTAAGAATAGCGCCATATAGTGAGTTCAAGTTAATCTTCTTAACCAACTGACGCTTATCCCAAAACGCAATTTCTTTTGGGTCTTTGGCTTCTTTCTTTTTAGCTTGTAATTCTTTACGCTCAGCATACCAACGCTCTAGCAAACTTGGAATTACGCCCTGATGTTCAAGGTTAAAGATAGTTCCATTCGCACTTAATGCCCATGGAGCATAGTTGTCAAAAATCATATCAAATATTTCTGCAGCACTGTAAACTTCACTTTTGCCATTCGTCCAGTCAATGGTAATTTCAGTGCCAATATCTCGGCGCATAACTGCTTCGTATTCTAGGGAAGCAAACAATCCTTCCCATGCAGCAGCAAATGACTTACCATCATCCATTTTTTCTTTAATATAATTGTCAGTCATAACAGGACGCAATTGCCCTACAACTGTTTCTGGCCCCATGTTAAGAGCACGAATAACCGATGGATATAGTGAGTTAATATCGATTGCGCCAATCCAATCATGCAAACCTTTTTTAGGATATGCAACATAAGCACCTGCAACTTGTGTATTGATTTCATCACTGCGTGGACGACGATTAGGAACTACTAAACCACGACGATGTGCTTCATTAATAATTGCCTGATCTGTTACTGCAACTGCACCCATTGTAGTTTGCAACAACACGGTGTTATCATGAGCAATTTCGTTTGCCAAATCAAGAAAACGTAGTTTCTTATCTAGTTTATTAAGAAGCGCAACGTCCTGACGAGAATATTGAATAAATGTTTCATAATCACGATTATATAACTGGTCAAGACTGCCTTCATATGCCGTTTTACGCTCATTCAATTCATATTCGCCAATAGCATCTAAGCTATATGAATGACGTTCTTCATAGGTATATTTTTGATACAGCAACATATAATCTAGATGGACACGACCAACTAAATCATAAGTGTGGCTAGTTTTGCCATACTTTTCATATTCTCGTTCTTTAGGATATTGATCCCATAAACAAAAACGACGAGTGTCGTCTTTGCTCAATACACGAGCAACACGGTTAACAGTATAGGGAATATCAAAACCTTCGCTGTTCCATCCACTTAACACATCAGCATCATCGATTAGTTCTAAGAATGTAAGAAGTAAATCACTTTCCTTTTCAAAGATAAAAGTATTTTCAAATTTGGCTGCAACTGCATTTGCCTCATCCATTGTCATGGTCTTTGGCGGCAATGCAAGCGTTATTAACTGGTCTAACCAGTCAAGATATACTGTAATAGCAGTAATCTTGGTGAATGGATCATCGGGGGTGCTGTATCCACGGACACTATCAAAGTCCGTCTCAATATCGAAAAAGGCTGTTTGTAGCTGTGGCGAATCTTTGCCTAGATAATTTTCTGCCAAACAACGAAATGTTTGGTTTACATCTGCCTCAAATAATTGTTTGCCACTATGTATTGAAAGTTCTTTACGAAAATCACGACTACTGCGGCAACTTACACGACGAACAGGAGTATCATAGATACTCTTGAAACTCCCGTTCTCGTCTGCATAATAGAATACATAATTTATCGGATAGTCTTTATAGATGCGTTTACCATCTACTCGTTCTACAACGAATACTTTTTCGTTCTTTCGGTCAAGTAGTGCATCTACATATGCCATTATTGTTCGTTATCCAAGTTGTTAGTGCTATTCAAGATGCTTTCAATGATATCAAGGTCTTCACGAGCCTTGTCAAAGTCACGCTTCTGTGCCATCTTAATTGCCTTTTTAAGGATAGATGGTTTAATATTCATTTCTTCTGCGATAGCACTAATGGTATCATTGAGTCCACCTGTTAATACTTCTACCTCAGTCATCACTGAGATACTTTCTGTCATCAATTGTTTAAGTTTTGTGCGTTCCTCTGCACTAAAATTCCTAGTCGCCACTTTTTTCTCCTTGCTTGTAAAGTTCTAATAGGGTTTGGTATTGTTCATATGCATCCTTTAGCGTAGGATACTTTTCTGTGAAATATGGATCATCTGCGATAATCATCATCTTATCTGCAATCATCATAACAGTTTTATATAATTTATCAAGATTTATTTCATTATGATTGGTTCTAATAATTGCATCACCTTTATCTTGTGGTGTAATTTGCATTGATACTGTTGGACTTCCAGTAGGTGCCCAACTCAAGGAACCGCTATTTGATAGATATCCAGCACTGCCATTGTTGCCGCCACCACCGCCACCACCCCCACTGATTAGATATGAATTCGGTGAACCAATAGCACCAATTGCAGGAGTGTATGTAGTTGAGCCAGCGGCACCAATTATAGTATAAGTTGTATTAGATTGATTTGGGACGGTTTTGACGGTCATGTTATTAATATATTACTATTATTGGTATTTGTCTATATAAAAATGATAAATAATAGTGTAGATCACGGATTCGCAGTCCCATCTACTCTATCGCCTGGGAGGGCAACAGCAATGGTATTTACCAAACAAAATCCACCAAGTGGATATTATGTATATGCATACATTCGTAGTATAGACTCTATCACATCCGATGCAGGAACACCATATTATATTGGCAAAGGATACAAGAGTAGAGCATGGAATCAACATAAAAATGTCCCTGTTCCAAAAGATAAAACCAAAATAATCATATTAGAAAGTAATCTTACTGAATTAGGTGCGTTTGCACTGGAGCGTCGTATGATTGCTTGGCATGGTCGCAAAAATAATAATACTGGAATATTAATAAATCGCAGCGATGGCGGCGAGGGCGTAAGTGGAAATAAATGGGTCGCAACACCAGAGCAATGTGCAGCAATTTCAAAAAGAATGAAAGGAAAAAAATTAGGACCGCAATCCCCTGAACATGCTGCAAAATCACGCATTGCTTGTTTAGGTAAAAAATTACCAGAAGAAGCAATGAAAAAAAGGTCTACCACTCGTGTTGGATTGAAATATAAAAAGAATATAGATTATAAACAAACACGAAATAAAGGACCAAATACTAAACCACGAAGTGATATAGGTGTAAAAAGAAAACCTTACAAAAAAAGAGAAGTTATTATACAGACTTTGGACGATTTGCCCGATCTTTTTTAAGTTTTTTTGCATAATCATCTGGAATCATGCGGTATTTTGCAATAAATGCATTATGTAATTCTTTTGGGTCAATATGAAAATCCACTGATATACCACGCATTAAATCATCAATGCCTGCATAATCAATCTTTTCTAGTTCATCAAGTTGACTTGCTAATCTTTCAACCGCATTACTCATATTGGTATCATTTGTTCTATCAATGATATTATCATATTTCCAACGAGCAGCCATTAAACCACGAGCACCAGCACTAACTGGTTGGCGACCTTGAATACCTACGCTCATTGCTGCTTCGAGGATTTCTTTAATACGCATATTTTAAGTACTTACAATTTTTTTTACTAATGCTGGTGAAATATAATTTTTTACAAAATCTGATTTATATACGCTTGAAGTTAGAATTTTCATTCTTTCCAATTGTTCATCATCGAGTTGATAAAAACCCTTACAATGTTGTTTTGAATTATTAATAAATTCTTCTGTATCTTGAATTGTATTAGTTCTTTCTTCTAAAGCTGATTTTTTTGCAGCAGTTTTAAACAATACTTTATCTTCTTCACTTAATGTATCCCAAAATTGGTTTGAAATAACAATTGTTGTTAAAAATAAACTATGTTTAGAATTTGTTATATATGGCATTAAAGTTTTAATCTTTTCATAACGAACTAATGTTGTTTCGCCGCCATCAAATTTTATATTTGGCTCACGTTCAAAATGTGAATGTAAATCAAAGCCATCTTCGTCTAGAAATACTTTAGCACCAAGTAACTCATAAGTTTCTTTTACGACTGGACTTTCAGCACAACTTAAAGTCATGCCAGTAATATCTTCTAATTTTTCAACTGGTTTTTCACTTACGATAACTCTAAATCCTCCGCTATAGGTAAATGCTAAACCTTGGACATCAGATTTTTCTGATAATCTTTCCAACAAAAACTGACCAATTCTTCCATCTAACACTTTGCGAGCATGTTCATGGTCACGAAACAAAAAAGGTAAATCAAATGCAAAAAAATCTGCATAACGTCTTCCTAAAATTCCACTAGGAAATTGTGCCATTTGAAATTTATTATTTTTTAAATATCTATAAAACCCATCGTCTTTGCCATCATTATTTTCATAATGAAATTGTTCACGAGTAATTACATTAATTTTAATTCTTCCATTTGATTCATTTTCAATAATTCTCTTAAAAGTATTAGCTGACTTAATAAATAAATCCAATGGTTCATGTGCAACAACCCAAGTTAATTCTATATCATTAAGCATGAAAAAAATCCTATTTTAATTATTTATACTTTGCCACTTGAACTCATAATAGGTGGACGACCTAACTTATCAGTCTTGTTTCCAAATTTAGCAGCTTGCTTTTGTGTTTCACCTGGATGAATATCAACCGTCATAGCATTTGCATAGCGAGGGTCTTTTGCCATCTTTTTATTGGCAGGTACAACTCCTACACCAGCCGCTTCATCAAGGTCAAACAATTCAGTTAATAACATTTACCAAGCCCTACAAGACCAATATTTTGCGGTCGTTCTATCTTTTGCTGTTTTACAATTGTGTCTGGCTCTAAAAGATTTTCTGCGTTTTGGATTGTTCTTCTTAATACGCATATTAGGGTCACCAAAATTTACTTTAATCACCTTGCCTGTTTTTGGATTTTTTACGTAAACTTTTTTCTTTTTAACATCGCCTTGCATTGGCTTGCCAAGTGGAACTTTACGACCATGATATTCTGCTTCCGCTACGATTGATTCATAAAGATCATCCATAAAGAAACGAATTTCTTTGTCACCTTTGTTAAGAACAACATCATCATCGTCTTCTGCAATATCCCAACCCATGTTGCTTAACATCTTTACGGCGTGTGCATGTTTTCCTTCATCGCCGTGCCACCACATCTTTGCCAAGCGTTTTAAAGTTTGCATGTTGTTTTGTAGAGAAACCACTTCACCTTCTGCAATATTACGAACTGAACGATTTTCAAATTCATTTAAACTTTCAAGAACTGCAAATAATTTTTCATCACCAAGTAGAGTAATACTATCGCCGCTCATTTCCATAATTTCAGTATCAACTTCTAGCATGTTACCAAATTCAAGATAAACACCATCGCCAACTATTGGACGATCTTCGCTAATAGCTGTAAGTTTTTCAATTAAAGAACGCATATCACTCATGTTATAAATCCTATCATATTATTTAGACGATTAAGTATGGAAACAGTGAACGCCAATCGGTTTTGCGACGGCGATCTAACTCATCAAGATACGCATGAAGTTGTGCAATTTTATCATTATCTTGCTTACAATTAGCTTCCAACATCTTTTGTAATCCCTTTATTCTTTCTACCAATTCAGCAGATTCATCACTATTGCCTTGCATTAATTTTATCACATCTTCTAGATCATTTTTCCAAAGCGAATAATCAAATATCTTTGGATTTTGATATTCATGTCCTTGTAATATTTCAAATGAATGATGAATCTGTCTATTGCCACTATATTTTTTTATTTTTCTAATTAATTCTGGCATAGTTTTAATAGTCATGCATGTAATAGTAGAATTTATATTCAAATACAACCATTTCTCATCTTGCTCAGCAGCATATTTTAGGTATTCTTCTAGTAATTCTAGATTTAAACCACTGCGAACATATTCTTGTTCTGATCCCCAACAATCTACACTGCAAGTTAAATCAAGGCGTCCAATCTTTTTAGCATCATACAATTCTTTGAATGTATCAACATACTTGTAAAAGTATTTTCTTGGAGCATTGAAATTGCTAACAATGTTTAATTGTAAAAATGGATTAGGATTGTCATTGATTATTTGAATAATATCATTCAATAACTTGTGCTGTATGAATGTTTCACCACCAAGTAAATTTAAACGCTGCAAATCTTTAATGTTTGCTCGTAACCATACTAGAAACTTCTGATATAGTTCTTCTTTGAATGGCGAATGATATGGTTTAGGACGATCTTTGCCAATATACCTATCATTTTCTGCTTCTATTTTACTGCTGCATCCATCGCTACAATAGATGCAAGCTAGATTACACTCATTTGTACAATAAACTTCAACAACCTTTGGAGTAACATTGGTTGCCTGCTTATCTTTTTTAAGTTCTTTTGGGGTATAACCGCCTATGCTATTATAATGCATACGATCACTATAACCGCCTGCATTTTCTATTTCTTTACAATAGTTACAGCGATTATTATCAGGCCATTCGCCTTGCAACATTCGTTCACGGTCACTGATTTTTTGCGGAAGATTGTGAAAATTGTCAAAGTTATCTGGTGTTAAATCTAGTTTTTCTACTCTAAAACAACTAGCGGTTTTGGCATAGTCTAACCATACAGTGCTCCATGCCCATTTGCTTTGACAAGCGGTTGCTGTGTTGATTGGAAATTTTTGCCACCAAAAATTGGTCATACAGTAGTTATGATTTTGCTTTAGTGCTTACACGAATTGGTGATTTGCCAGTTCCGCCGCTATCTTTGCCACCACGACCTGCGGCATTTTGTGCTTTGCGTTTACGAGTAACTGCGCTTTTCTTTTCCGATGCACTCATACTACGGGCTTTTGCCGCTGGTACACATTTAGCATAACCACTCTTGCTACCGCTAGTGCCGCATGGTGGATGCTTACCACCAACTTTTTTACCAATGTTTACCCACTTATCTTTAAACCATTTGTGAAGATTTCCACTGGTTTCTGGTAGCATTAAATTGCCACAGTGCATGCAATAATCAACTTGCTCAAGCAACACACTCTCTGTTATTGGATCACATGTAAGTTCTGTGCTTTCTAAGGTCATTTCCATAGCGATTTTTTTCTTATATACGTATACTTTGTAACCTGAAGCATCATCGCTAAAAATCTTTTTCTGTTGGACTGGATCAGTTACAGCCTTAAAACCCATCTGCTCAAAGAATTTTGCTGCCCTATCATATAACTTGATTCTGCTTGGTTCGTTTGATTTTGCACCCATGACAATTACTTCGGTTTTAGGATGTCTTGCAATAAAGTGATTCAAACAATAGGCAACGCCATTGAATATTTTAAAAACAGTATCTCTTTCAGTGCCAGTTGCAGCATGGGTATCAGGTCTGCTCTGCGTTTTATTTTCAAATGCCAATACATAATAATTTTCATTATATTCTTTAAATGTGACTTCAATTTTGGTTTTACTAACGGTGAAATCATAATCCGAACCGTAATTATCTGCATACACATCAAAATTTTCTGGCGCTTTGTTTACGTCGATAAATTCTTCAATTTCTTCGCTTTCGTTCTTGACGCAATTTGGATATTTCTTTCCAAACATAGTTTTCATGCCTTCTTTGTGGTAACCTTTCCAACATGCTTCGCCAAGAATTTCTTCCATAATCATTTGGATTTATTTCCCCAGTTTTTAGCACCACTTTTACGGCACTTAACTAGCGCACCACTTGCATAAGCACTTGGCCATACTTTATAACGGCTCTTTACTTTATAATAACAAGCATCTTTCTTTTCATTCATAAGACTTGCTTCATACATCAGTCCGCCACAGTGTGGGCAACTTTCTTCTACGTGGTCATGGGCAGCACTACCAACGATTTCATTATAATTGTCCATGCAAAGATAATCATGATGTTTAGACAATTCAATCATCTTTTCAGCAACATCATGCAAATCTTCATCGCTCTTTGCATCTTCACGAGCATATTCCATCATGCGAAGTAGTAGCGGAATATCCATACTAACTGTATCAGTTGCATCTGCTTCTGGAATAATTTCTACATCTTCGGTTGATGTAACTTTTGGTTTGCGGATAGCACTGCCTGGTATCATCTTGTCCATAGCTAAATCAATGCCAGCACGTTGTTTTTTTGTTTTGCCAGCAGGATTAGCAGCTAACACATTTGGGTTACGAGCAAGACGCTTGCCAACATATGACTTTAGGGTTTTAGTATTAAGTTCTTCTAAATTCTCACCAGCTTCTTCAACATGTTTTGGTTTCTTACCACGCTTCTTCATATTGATAGCAATTGCTGCTTGCTGTGCTGGACTGCTTGCTTCTAGGATAATATCTGTTATTTTCATGGACCGCCACCTACCATTTTCTTGCCCGGCACACCTTTATCAGTGCCTTTCCAGTATCCAGTAAACTTTGGTCCACTTGGATGCTTTTCTGCATCACTCATTGCACTTTCGGTTTTTTTCTTCTTTTTCTTTTTTTGAGTATAAGTTCCACCAAATAGTGAACCTACGCTACTACTGCCCATGCCACCATTAACTGCACCAACAGCAATACCACCAGCACTGCTTGCGCCACCGCTTGCATTTTCACCTAATACGTGAAATCCTGCTTGTTGCTTGGCTTTAACCTGTGCTGCTGGGACCATAACAACTTGACCTTGAACGTTACCGTTTGTGTCAATCTTGCCCATTTTAACCATACCAGGTGTTTGCGTCATGCCAGGTGGTTTTGGCGAAGCGCCGCCTGGTGTTTGTTGTGATTGTTGTGTAGGATTTGGATTTTGTGTGCCACTCATTTGTTGTGGCATGTCTTCTTGCATTTCTTCTGGATAGCGCATTTCATAATCTAGATAATCAAATACGCTTTCAATATAATCTGCGGCACGAGTTAGTTTGCGCTGCACCCATCCATCAAGTCCCTGTCCTTCGCCAACATTCTTTAGCATTTCATGCAACATGATTGCCAATTTTGCTGTGCGATATAAATCAGCACGTGCCATATGAACTTCGTTATCACGAGGTTCTTCATTATATGATGGCATTATCTGACCGTTTGGACCTTCTTGTCCAACAATTTCACAACCACATTCTTCAATGCTATTTGCACTTTCTGGAAGTTTGATCATATAACGATTATCATATGACTTAGTTATAGTTCCACTAAAATTTTCAGCAAGTCTTGTTGCCTCACTGTAATTTGTAATTACTGGTCTACCATCTTTGGCAAGAATTTTACCGTAAACATTGGTATCTTTAAGTTCATAAGTCATAATTGTAATCCTGGATTATTTATATTATCTATTACAATAATTATTTTAGTAAATTTATCTTGATATTCAACTCTTTGTATATCATGCAATAGACTTATTCCATTAATTGTTGTTTTTTTAACAACACATTTTTTATTAGATATATTTTTCAATAATATAAAATATTTTTTATCATTGGCGACAAATAAGAAATTTTCAATTATTTTCTGTGACAAATTTAATTTTGGCAATGATCTTTCAGAGATTAATTGTGCATTATTAAGTGAACAAATTTTGCTTTCGTTTAGATATAATCTATAAACTATATCTTCTTCGTCATAATCATAAGTTTCTGGTTCTATTTCTATTTGAATACGATATTCATTCATCTATAATCGCTTGAAGTTCTTTTAATAATTTATCTTCATAGAATTTTGCTTCACGATTATGGGAATTTTTTATTTTGTTTATTTTAGCATTAAATCTGCGCAAGTCGCTGCGAGTTAATTTTTTATTTTTCTTTGTTAAGAATTGTATTGCTTGACTTCGTATATTAGTTGATTGAATTTGTAGGTTACTGTTTATTTGATACTCTTCCCAAACTTGAACAATTTGATCCCATTGTCCTTGGGTGAGAGATGTAGTTTTGTCAAGCATTTAACTCTCCTCATTAGTCGTATCTCCCCAACTTTGCAAGACTGGTTAGCTGTCTTGCAATTGTAGGATAATTTTGATCATCATATTTGATGCCAATTCCGCCAGAACTTTGCCAACTGTTGACATTTTTGCCATAATCATCAACCAATATACATGGATTGCCGCCAAGCGTAGCAAACTCTGCTTTACTATGAGTAAGTTCAATCCACTTTGGCATCATGCCGCTAAAATGCATATTAACCCATGCAACCTTACCAGGCGCACTACGAGCATCGCCAGTAAGCGGCGTAGAACAAATATAGTATTCGCCAAATTCTTTAATAACGTGTTGGACTAATTGACGTGCGTGTGGAAGTAGTGGCAAATCAACCCAAAACGTAGGGTGTTGCCTTACAAGTTCTAACTTTGCTTCTGGATTGTCAATGTCTTTATAATGGTCTTTGCCATCAAGCCTGGCCCATTCACCGAAAAAGTCAGCGAGAACTCCATCTAAATCAAGGTAAACTCTGAACTTCTGATTAGCCATATGATATTTATCCCTATTATTTCCGATACCTAATAGTATCATAACCTGTGGATAAGTCAAGCTCTATTTTCCCCTTGACAGATAGGCAGTTTGTGCTATTATAAGGTATAAATATTAGTGGAGTTTCCAATGCGTATCAAGGAAGTTATTCCTACAAATGAAGATTTTTCTGGTCAATTTGTGACCACTGCTGATCCTGTTATTTCTCAGGAAGATACGGCTCGTATCCTTGCTGTTAAGGAAAGTGATTTCAGCGAGCCTATAAGCGGCGATGAACTTATTGAACACATGAAATCTGTTCTTGGAATGCAATAATGGCAACAGTTTTTAGAACATGTGGGCTATTTGATGATACTCTAAAATCACATGGCAGTGCCGTTCTAAAAGCATTTATTGATTTTAAGAAAACCAAAGAAATCAATGCTATGACTCCATTTGGTAGCAAAGATCGTCCGTTTGCTGGCGATGGCCCATTTGGAATGATGAAACCACGCCTTATACATGCTGGCATGACAAAAGATATAAGTTTATTTTATTATATCTCAGGGCAAAATCCACAAGTTATTAGTTTACTTGGTTTCTTTACCCACGACGAAAGCGGTATTGGTCAACCTTCTAAGCCTGCTATTCAAAAAGCATTGGTTAAAAAGTTTGG